AAGGGTACGTTGTGTCGCACCCTTAAAAATGTGAGGTTTTTAAGACAATAATTCTTTTAGAATCGATTTACCGTCTGATTTTACAAAGTCGTCAGTCCAATTAAACGCCTCTTTTACTACAGCCGCTGTTAGACCTTTGTACATGTTGTTTATTTTTTTGTCTTTTATACCGATTAATACATCGGCGTCTTTTTCGTGTAAAGATTCTAGTAAACCTAGAAACATTTTCTCTCTGGTCATTTGTTTGGTATCTGGATCTGCACCTTTAACAAATCTCCATAGTTTTCTACTAGCATAAAACAAACTAGTATGCTCTGTTCCTGCTGGAGCTTCATTTCTAATAAATGGTGGTGTACCATCTGGTAATGCAAACTCTATTTTAGGATCAAATGCAGCCTTAAGCAACTGTCTCATTGCTTGAGTATCATGTTTTTTTAAGATTGATATCTTCTTTGGTTTATCTTTAGCGTTATTAATCTGTGTAAAGATTTCGTGTACAGTAAGTTCTGTTGACCCACTGGTTCTGTTGGCGGCCATCATTGCCGCTGATTGTTTTACTATAGCCATAATTTATTCTCCATATATGTGTTAGAAGTCATTCACTTGTTCAATTAATGTCTTCATTTTATTTTCTATAAAGAAATTTAACAGGAGCGACCTGTCTTTTACTTTATAGTTCTTGTATGTATTTATAATACTTTTTTCTATGTCATCTGGTATTTGAGATAGATCAATCAAAGTCTTATTTCTTTGATAGTTCTCTTTGATATTAGTTTCTATTGTGGCATTTCTTTCAATATTTTTAAATTCTTCTAGTCTTTTCTTGTTGATAGGTTTCTGTCTGGCTCCCTCTTGTAGAAAGATATCATCTGGACTTAATATGTTTGGTACACCATCTGATCTATCACCTTTTATAATTTGTTCATGTAAGAATTGTATAGGGTCAATTTGTTCACCAATATACCCTTTTAGTATAGGAGAAAATTGATACACATCTCCGTAGTGATGTAGTTGAATAAAATCTTTGTCACCAGATACAATCAGGTACTTATCTTCTTCTCTCTGTTTAATAAGAGTAGCAATAATATCATCAGCTTCAGCATTTTCTACATGCATAACTACATATGGAAAGTTATCAACAAGTTCTTTTTTGATCTCTGCCATTATAGCAAAGATATTATCCCAATCTGTATCTGAATCAGTTCTACCTTTTCGTCTACCATGTTTGTAATTAGGAAATATTTTTCTTCTCCATGGATTGGCAGCGTCTGAACACAACACCATTTTACCATACTCGTCTTTAAATTTTAGATTAAAACCACGTAATGAATTTAATACCATACTTCTCACCATTTCCATGTTAGGTTTGACCTCTGCTTTGCCTCTGGTCTGCACCATTAAGTTAGATATTAATACTTGATTTAAATCTACTAGAATCATTCGTAATCACTCCAATGTTTTTCTTTGATTAATTTACCTTTTTCTTTTGCTCTTAATCTTTCTTTTAATACTTTAATTCTATATTTGATACCATCAATAGTGGTGTACATCCAGCCACAATCATGTGGTTCTATTTGTTTTTTAAACCATTTGTTGGTCTCTTGTAATGTTTCAATTTGTTTTTTAAGTTGTGCTTTGCTTGACATAAATCTCCGTTGGTTGGTGTAGGTGGCGATTTCTCGCCACCATACTAACTATACTAGTTCTTGTAAGCGAATGGAGTTCCATAAAGCTTAGTAATACCGGCAGCTATAATAGCTTTTGAGGCAGTACCAACTCTGTATGAAGTACCTTTTGCTGTTTTGTTGATATAGATCATATTACCTTGTGATCTTAATTTATCAACCATCGCTCTTGGCGATTTAAGGTCAAACTTGTTTCTTAGCGTTTTCCAAGATACAGCTTCACCTTTGTTCAAAAGATTTAATACCTTTTGAGTTTTACTTAAAGATTTTCTACCTCTAAGCGCATTTTTAATAGATTTAAACATTGTTTAAGTCTCCTTTATTATTATTAGTTGCTATTTTACAACCTGCTGAGGCGATTACCGGAGTAATTCTGTAAATTCTATTTGTCATCATCGTTATCTAAATCACTATCTGATTCAAAAATACTAGAACCATTTGATAGGTCATCTAGTTCAGTTTTAAGTTCTTTGTTAAATGGTTTAGTTGGTTTACCTGATTCCATAACTCTACTGTAGTCTATGGTGGCTGTTCTATGACCATTTTTCATTTGTTTAACATCAACAATTTTATCAATCAACGTATGTGAAGTATGTCTCATACCAAAGTCTCTGTATATTAGTCCTCTCATAGCGTCAACAACCATAGCTAAGTCTTTTGTAAATGTAATCTTATCTGTTTTGATTGCTAGGTCTAAAAAACTGTTTATTAAATTCATAACTATATCGTCTACCTGGTGTTCAATAAATTGTTTTGTTTGTTTTTGTTTTAACTGCTCGTTAATCTTATTCTGTGCCTTTTGGTTTTCAGTATCTACGTTTCTTACAATTTTATTTGTAGGAAACTGTATTACATTTTCGTTATCAGCCATTGTTAATTACTTCGCCTTGAAAATTTATCATACCTTTTTCAACAAAGTATTCTAACATCTGGTTATAACCACCAACTAACTCATCATCAATTTTAACTTGTGGCATAGACATGACTTTTTTACCTATATCTTCTATTAATTTCATAGGATTAGAATCAAAGTCTTTCTCTAGATTTTTTTCTGTGTATTCAAGGCCAAGTTTCTTAACCAAGTCTTTGGCCTTGCCACAAAATTGACAGTTCTTTTTACTGTATATTACTATTTTCATTTGTATCTTTCATTAAGTTTTCATAAGCCACATTTGCTTTCATCTTAACGTTATAAGAATCTACAGCTTCCTCAATAGTGAAATTATACATCTTGTTAAATTCACCCATTGGTAATCTTAAACCAATCCAAGCTCTGTAGTAACCGTTTTTAGTAATAGTTACATCTTTAGCAAAGATTTCATAACCTCTAACTGGTGTTTCTTTAATTAAGTTTACAATTGTAGACTCAACCTCTGATACAGTTGTCTTGTTATTATTCTTTCCTAGTTCAGTGATGAATTGTTTACTAGACTTATTCATTTCGCCTTTGATAATGTCAGCTAACTCTGCTTTTGCTATCATCATACCTTTTTCTATTGCTAGATTTAAGTCTGGCGATACAGCAGTACCAACACCAAAGATACACATTTTATCTTTGTCTTTACCAAATCTTGGCGTATCACATGCTTTTGATTCAGAAAAATCGGACATGTACCACTTCGGTACTTGATTTAATACTTTGCCTTTTTCTGATTTCATATTGTAAGTTGCTGAACAGTTAGCCACTAATAGGCCTGCCACACATACTCCAATAAGTTTACTTACTTTGTTTTTCATCATATATTATTTACCTCACTTTTCATAGTATATACTAGTTGACCTAATTTGTCAAGTCCCATTTGAACATAGTCAAGAAACTCTCCAGCCGAGATACCAGTAATAATTACAAATAAAAGTGATAAAATGATCATATTTTTAATCATTATTTTACCTTCCATTCACCGTCCTTGTTAAGACATGTCTTTCCGAACGATTTAAAGACATGGTTTGGTCTACTATAAGTTCTACAGTACTCTGGTGTAGAGATATCTCTATAGTAAAACTGAGCAAACAGTTCCCAATAACTTGGTCCATCTACTTTTTTTCTACCATCAGCACACTCTAAAGTTTCCTCTTTAGTAATAGTGTTATCTGTTTCTTTTATGGTAATTTTGACATAACAATATTGGTCAGCTGCATTTTTAGGTTCTACAGTTGTAATCTTGTTATAATAAACTTTGTCTTTCTCTTTCTCAACTCTCTCAATTTTGTCTAATACTTCAATAGTCTTATTAACGGTATCTGATACCTCAACATTTTTTATAGGCACAACTAGACCAGATAGATCACCATTCTCACCATGACCATGATCTGCTTTGGCACTTACTGTAAGTATCATTAATATTACTAAAAATTTATTCATTGTACCTTTAATTTCTTTAACGTATCATTAACTTCAAAAAGTTCATCTTCAAGTTGGCGTATTTTTGTTTCGTCTCTGCCTTGATAATGATCCATTTGTTCTATAATTTGTTTCTTTTCTTCTTTTAATCTATTCACTGTAGGATTATCTGTCATATTCACCTTTATCATTTGCTACAAGTTTACATTGTAATTGTATGTCTTCTATTAAAGCATTCACTTCAGCGTCTCTTTCAGGAGTTTTAGGTTGATTGTACTTAATATTATATAGATTGTCACTCACTTTTTTAATACCATCAATCTTTTGACATAGTTCACTTATTTTATGTATCATTATTTTAACTCCACCCAACGACCATCTGGTAACTGACAAGTAGTACCAAATACAGTATTTCTATTTACACCACCAACACCGATCAACGGCCATTGACTTGTTATGTCCACTGTAGCGTCATAATCTTTACACTTGAAACCTGCTTCTATGTACGACTTGGTCACTTTTATGATACCAGAATTACCTGTTTTCTTATTGTACCAATTAGTGTAACTTGACCCCATTGTACCATTATTTAAATGATCTACGAATACTGCGTTGTGTACATCGTAATCTGAATTATACATAATTTCTGCACCGGCAAACGCACCTACAACAGCACAGGCGCCTATAGCGTATGGATCTGAAACACCCATACTCACACATGCACCAGTTGTGGTAGTTGAACCTAACACAGCACCAACTTGTGATCTATTTGTAGAGGCACAGTTGGTTAGTGTTAAACCGATTAAGATAATTAGTATAGTTCTCATTAGTCTTTTTTCTTAAACATTGTCCAAGGCCATTTTGTTTTTGCCTCAGCCCAAACTTTAGTTTGATAGTCTTTTGTTTTCTCAACTTCACTACCAATAAAATTCACAAGTTTACCTGGTGTTTCTGCAATTGCATTACCAAACTCTTGTGGTGTAATTGTTTTTTTCTCATCACTTTTGGCCATTGTCATTGTCATCAATACACAAATGGTTAACATCATCATAGTCCTCATACTTTACGTCCCATAGTTTTGAAATCGGAAGAATCTACAACCTGATATGTTCCCTTATTGTAACCGATCCCTATTGTTTTACCAGCAGGCAAAGTAACTTTAGGAGTACTACGTTTAGTACAACTGCCTGAAATCTTATCACTCGTTGGTAACGAGTTCATCTTGATACCATTAATATCTAAAGTATAGTCTGGCATTTTTTTGGTGCCATGCACTAACTTAATATTAATTGGTCTATATCTTTCTTTGATCTTCTTCACTATTCTTCTTTGTTAAGGTTTGCTTCTGATTCTAAATGTTCTTTGGCTTTCTTCTCTGCATAAGTCATGCCAAATCCTATCTGATAAAATGTATCTCTAGGGTTGGTAGTCTTGTATGCATTCTCTAAAGCGTCAAAATTAATATCAACGTTCTCATAATAAGAAGGATTTGATATTTTAAGTTCTTTGTGATCTACACAAAATTTGACTCTATTAGTAAAGTAGTCATTTTCTGCACTATCTAAATCAGTATGTTGTGATAATGCAATATCTTTGTTTTTTGCGTCTTTAAACTCTTTGTATAAGTTGTCTGTATCGTATCTAAATGACATATAGTATATCCTTTTGTTAGTTAGTTGTCTTTATCCTACCATACTTTTTAATAAATGTCAAGCCATTAAAAAGTGTTGATTTCATTGGATTAACTTGGTTGTCCCTCTGATAAACCATTGGTTTTGTCGTTTTTTAAGTACTCATCAACAGCGTCTATATCTGATTCGTACTCTTTAATCTTACTGTCTATTAAATCAGTAGTTGTAGGACATTTACTACCTAAAGATACCTTAATTTCTTTGAGGTCTTGAAGTGGTCTGTCCAAATCGTGTAGTAGTGACATATTATTTACCTCTCATTTCTTCAGCGTTAATATTAATCATTGTGTCAACCTCATCTGGTATGTACACCTCGTCTGCCGTTGAATTGATCTCAACGTCTCCGTTTTCTTCAGCATACTCATCATCTGTATATGATACTTTACCAATATACTCAATATCTCCTGATTCACTATAGTTAGCGTCAACCATATATGTTTCAACGCCATCTTTTTGTTCAGTGATCTCATGGTTTATTTGAGAGTGGTCTATACCATTGTCGCTAAGTTTATTTTCAGCAGTTTCTTTATTATCTGCCAACACATCTTGCTCTATGCAAAGTGTGTAATAGGTCTTTTTTCTATAAAGATTTTTACCTAAATCTTCTTTCGTTACCATAACATTTGTATCTATTGTCATTAGTGTTCTCCTTTTGTTAGTTATTCTGGTTTAGTTTCTGGCTCTAGAAAACTATCTGGTGCCCATGAAACTTCCGATGTTTTATCTTCGCTACTCATCAATAAAACTATATAATGAATAGCCTTTAGTAAATCTTTTCTGTTTTTACCGTCTTTTTTACCATATCTGCAAAGATACTTAATGGCATTAGCTTGGCAAAAATCTTTATCAATATCTAATTGTCTCAACATATCTTGTACCTGGAAACCGTCTTCGGTTGTACTATAGTGTTGTCCGTATGTTGATTTAATATACTCGTCTATCTCTTTTACAATCTTGTCTTCACCGTATTTCATTAGCTTGCCTCTCTGTTTAAATTCTTGTATGTATATTTTTCTGTTAATTTTGGATTATAATCTTTTTTAAAGAATTGTCTACCGTTCCACAATTGACCATAATCATTAAATAATGAGTTGTCACTGCCAACTGTTTCTTTACCAAATACATCTTCGTAAGTTGAATAATAGTCATCGCCATGTATAATCTTAACCGTAGTATTTCCACAAAAATTACTAGCAGTTTCATTAAAATTATCATCACAATATTTTCTAATTTTTTCTTTGAAAGTATTTAAAGTCTTTAGATGTTTCATAGGTACATTTCTGAATACTGTATTATAGATGTAAAAAAATTCATCATATCTTTCATCTGAATCTTGGTATTCTCTACCGTATACTAAACTAATAACTTTACTTTTACTCACTAAGCAGCCTCCAACATTGACATTGATACTCTATAAATTCTACCATTTAAATCAACTAAACATTTTGTAGACATTATTTTTGTAATAACACCTGGTGTTTTTTTAGTCTTTTGTACTACGTTAACTTTTGTACCAACTTTAAATTCTCTTTTGATTTTATTCTGTACAATAGTGTCAATCAAAACTTTTGTGTCTTGTAATTGAGCTATTGATAAATTATTTAATTCGTTCATTGTAATCATTATTGGATCTCCATTGTTATTACTTCATCAATATTATTTTCATCAATACCAACCATTGCTAAATTGTCAAGTTCTAGAATTTTTGATTTACAAGTATCTAGATCAATCTGACCATCTTTTAATTTGTTAATAAATTTATCAACAGCATTTTCTACTGACGTTTCAATGTATGCTTTTATTTTTGACATAGTGTTATATCCTTTTTGTTAGTGTTTATATTAGTAATCCTATCATAAAAAAGTACATTTGGCAACAAGTCTTTTGTAAGATTTGTTTTTATTAGTATCTTTTTTGTTTTCATATCATTATCCTATCATACCAGGCCTAGAAAGCAAGCGTTATTTTTTGTTGTGGGATAAGGGTTTTAGATATAAAATGTTCTGGTTATGTTCTATTTCCAGTTATCTTGTACCCATTTCTTCGTTGATTCGTGTGGATTTGGTTGGCCATGAAACACACATACTTTAGCATTCGGTTTCTGGTCAAATGTCCACTGCGATTTATCTATTCTGGGGGCCTCTCGGGAGAACCACTTGTATGAAAATGTCCACTCGTCTGGCATTACCTTACAATGTGGAGTTGATTTGATAAAATGGCTCATAACTTGTTGATCACCATGGTTTCTCATCATATTAGTTTCATCTTTTTTAAATGATGTCCATATATGTTCAGCTGTAATATTGTTGAATTTCATAATACTTGAATTGTACACACCACTGGCAGGATTAAAATCATTTATAACACCAAAGGTGTCCTCTTTACCAAACAATACCATATCATCTATGTTGTCTAGTATCACTACATCTAAATCAAAGTATAAACATGTACCTTTTAAGTTGGCTTCTGGACTGAATAGAGTTAGTTTGTTCCACCACCCATCGTAATTCGTGAAAGGCAGTTTTCTGGTCTGGTAATTAGGTATCTGGTTATTTCTAAAATCATAATTTTCGTGAGTGAAGGTCTGGATGTGATCGGTGTAAACTATAAAGTTAAATGGTATAGAAAGGTTTCTTTTTACCATGTTGTATAGTTTACTTACATAATCAGGACTATACTTGTTTCCCCAATATACACAAACTATATTAACCAGTTCCATATCGCTCTCACTGCTATAATTAAATACATAAATTCCATTAACGCTCTAGGTATATCTTTATCTTTCCAACCCATGTAAATCCAAATACTACAACTTGATATTGCAATTGACCAACCTAACCATTGTGTATCAGGATTAGCATTGCTAAGTACCCATGCACCAACCATGGCTAATACAAAACCTAACCATCGCCAACCATCAATCTTTTTGTAGTATCTTATTTTCATGTAAACGTTTTAAAAACTCCTCTGCTAATTTTTCATGACCTTGTTTGTTAGGGTGTCTATCTATATCAGATAATCTTTCTTCTTGTGATAAACAATCACTTAATGTCCATGATGTTTTTCCATAATAATTATCTGTTTTTATATCTCCTGGCCAACCTAAAAACTTTTTGTTAATTAACTGTCTATAACCTGTATCATCTAGGTGCTTAACTAAATTGGATTTTATTTCTCTCCAAAATTTTCTATTTTTATATTCTTCTTCTTTTTTAGAATCATTCCACGTTTCTATTATTTCGTGTACCCATGCTCTCCACATAGATATCATTTGAAATTGTACATATGGCAGATCAAGTTGTTTACATAAATTTTGATATGCATATTGATATCTAACTGATTTTAAAAACCAATAGTAAATATCACCTTTATTATCTGTTAACATATTTGTCCACCTATCTTTCTTACTTTTATCGCTCAATGTATTTCTCATTGACCAATCACGTCTATGAGCTTGTGACCAGGCTGCTACGACTAAACCTATATCAGATTTTTTTTGTGGCATAGGAAATTTAAAATTTTTATCTATTATATGTCTTTTTGAAGTAAATGACAACTCTTTATCTATAGGTGTTGTTAAATAATCTGATATAACACTGTAAATTTTTTCATTACCGGATCCACTTGTTGATAGATTGACACATTGCATATTTAATTCTTCAGCAACTAATTCTGGCCATTTAGGCCAATCACAATTCATTTCTGGATGAAGAACAGACTCAAAAATTGGATCTGAAAAACTACAACCACTAACTATTAATAACTTTTTCATATTACAAATACTTTCTTTGATTGTTTACTTATAACATTAAATGCTGTACCATCTTCTATCTCTTTCAATGTAAATTGATTATTTGCTAATAGTTTTAACCATTCGTTTACGTTTTGTACAGTAGGTTTCAAAGGGTCATTTATAAACTCCATATATCTTGTTGATACTGGCCATGCAACGTTTCTTGTATCACATATTACAGGTATACCCTCTAGTACTGCGTCAACAGCTGCTAAACTCATATTAGTAACCAAACAGTGAGCTCCATCTAGATCGTCTTGTATTGGTTTTCCCCACCACTCATTATGTGGTCTAGGTTTATTTCTAATTATTATATCTCTATTGGTATATTTTTTTATTTGAGCAACAATATTATCTGTCCAATCTCCTTGTGTCATACCATTATGTTTGTAAGTTACTGTTTCAGAGGAAGGACAAACTAATATATGATCTCCTTCTCCTTGATTCCAATTATCAAAAATACTTTTAATTCCTTTTTTATTCAGTTCTTTTATTCTATCGCCACCACCTTTTTTAGAACCTGTTAGTGTATGTATTCCACCTTTTACAATTCTAAAATAAGTTTTATCGTAATCATTTATTTTAGGCGAAGGATATCTTGTAATTTGTTCAGTTAAATAACCAACATCTACATAATACCATTCTTGTTTGTTCTTTTCTAATTCTGTTATCTTTGCTACGTTATCTTCACCTAATCCCCAAAAAAAATGAGTATCTAAACTAGGCTTTGGCCAACCTTTTTCAAAACTAGGCCAAATTTCATGTGACAGACAATCAACTTTTTGCATTCTATGTGTAAAAATCATAAGTTTACCTCTGTTGTTTCTTTATACAACTTATGCCATTCGTCTGCATAATCTTGATCTTTAAACTCTTTGTACCAAGGACCACCAAGTGTCCAATGTACATTTTTGGCATACTTATCATAGTCATATTCACCTACCAACCAGTTCCACTCAAACGGAAGTTCACCTACCATGTGTTCTCTCTCTAACCACTTAAATTGATGTAGTTCTAAACCACTTGCTGTATTTACGTATTCAGGTGTTAATTTTGTGCATTGTGAGTTGTGAAATAACATTACACTAGACCAGTTCTTTTTAGGAAATGCTTGATTTTTTGCACCTCTAAATTTTATATCTTGTTTTGGTGTATAATTATGTTGGCAACACATAACAGAATATTTGTATGTAGCATAGCCATATAACTCTGCAATGTCTGATCTTACCATCATGTCGCAATCCATAAAGATTGACCAACCCTTATAGTTTGATAGATAAGGTACTAAAAATCTGCTAAATGCAAAGTCTGTTGATTGATTGGATTGTTTTTCTCTCGTAAATTCTGGTAAATTATTTAAACTCAATGGTGTTATACTTACAGGTACACTAGAAAACTTTCTAATACTTTCAGCAAGCACGTGATATGCCGCTTTTTCACCTTCATCAAATCCTACAAAGACTTTTATCATAAAGTACTTTCTTTACTTTTACCTTTTATTTTTCTATTTCCTTTTGTATGGTCATATATTTTACCTAGTATTGATCTTGATTGTACATGGCCAACTCTTTTATCTCCTATGTCATAGTTTTTAACACCATATCTTTTTTCTAATCTATTTCTAACTACATCAAATATCCATGAGTCATGAAGTTGATCTTCCTTAAATAGTAAATTGTCGTCATACATCTTTCTCATATCTGTGGCAAATTGTTTTATAAAATAGTGTTTCATGTTGAAATATAAAAAACCACACTCACTGTAGGTTGGTCTTCCTAGATAAGTTATCATACAATCTTCTCTATGTAAATGTTTCTTTACCCATTTTTCATCAATTTTTTTATAAAATACACTGTCTGCGTCTATGAAAATGAGACCATCACAATCTTTTGTTGTTAAGATTGCTTGTGTATATGCATATACTTTATAACTAAAACGTACTGCGTCTTGGCGAAAGTCTAATGGTAAACTTACCTTGTTTTTTTCTACGAATTTTTTAAGAGTTGGTATTTGTTCATACATACCATGGTCTTCGTTGTATGTTTCTAATTCAAATGGCCAATTATAAGTAGATTGAAATCTATGAGCATATTCTTTAAATAGTTTATTATTCCAGGTACTAACTACTTTTATTTTCATGTTGTTACAACTGCAATATTCATTTTTTAAATACCGTATCTTTTATATGTTTGCCCACCTCTTTATAACCAATATCTTCCAATAATTTTACACAATGTTTTTTAATTAATATTTCTTCGTCTGTTCTTATTGGCAATTCTAATGATAATGTAGGACTAAACTTATTTAAAAATTCTAATGCACCCATTAAAAATTGATATTCATGGCCTTGTATATCTACCTTTATCAAATCTACAGTATCAAAATCATTAATATAATTATTCAACATTTTAATATCTATATGTTCAACTTTGTTACTCGCACTTTCAAAACCTTCAACTAAAGACCCGCCACCTGAGTTTTCTATACCTCTATACAAAGGTACATTCTCACCTTGTTTATCAGATAAACCTACTTGTTCTAAATGCCAGTTATCATAAGCTGCCATATTTCTTCTATAACAATCTGATATATCATAAACAGGTTCAAATGCCCAAACCTTTTTAAATTTTCTACAAAAATCTTTTGACCAGAAACCTACATTAGCCCCTACATCAATTGCAACATCAAACTTATCTACAAATTCTAAAACATAATCTCTATGTGATTGTTGATATGTAAATTCACCATTGACTTCTTTTAACATAGACTCAAAATGTGTGTCATAGTCTGGTAAATACCAACTTTTAACTACTTTTATTTTCATGTCCTACCTTTTGTATATAATAACTATCAACAATATCAGATAAAGGATTACCACATTTTTCAGTATCTAATATTTGTTTCAAATCAATTTTAGTTTCTTTTAGAAAGGCCTCGTACATCATGTCTTTGTCTGCGTTTCCTTTTCCTGTTGCGCCTTTTTTAACAACACTCGGTACAACTGTATTGTAATTAAGACCGTTAGAAAGTATCCTGTATTTGAGGATGCCACAATTCTCAGCAATTTGAAAAAGACCCTGGCCTTTAGAACCATACGAATAGCCTTCAATGTAAATTTCTTTAGGAGTATTAATGGTAGACAGTATATTAAATACAAAATCTGAAATATAAGTAAATCTTTCAATAGGGTCTGTCCATTCTTTATGTTCATAACCAATTATATTATCACTTTGTTTTCCTATCCACTTTTTTTTAGTAGTTAGGTAATAAAAATTTAGTTGGCCATCATTTATACAGATAGCCGGACTTGTTAAACTATAATCAATTCCAACTTTCGTGTTCGGCTTCGTCTGGTACTTCACTGTCATGTTCTTCTTCTACCTCATATCCACAAAAGGGACATGTTAAAGGAGGCAAATCATATTTGTCCTCGTCCCATTCTATAGTATATTTAGTCTGACAATTGGAACAGTGTTTTGAGACTTTATCCATTACAGTTTAAATTTTTTAAATTGATTTTTAGTAACGTCTTGTTTTATACCACCAACTACGTAAGATTCAATTTCTGTTTCTTGTGGTGCATTTTGAGCTGATCTACTATTTAACCAGTGTTCTACCCATGGTAGTGGATTAGTTTTTTGATCATAAGCAGGTGTTAGACCTATCGTTTTCATACGTCTATTCGCCATATATTCTACAAATTGGTGTAATAATTTTTCTGATAGACCAATCATAGAACCTTTGCTGAACAAATAAGTTGCCCAACGTTTCTCATCGTTTACAGCTTGGTCATACATTTTGTAAACTTCTTTTTCGCTTTCTTTAATAATTTTCGTAAAGTCTTTATCATTTTCATAGTCTCTCCAATTGTTAATTATTCTTTGTGACATTGCTAAGTGTTGGCTTTCGTCTCTTGCGATAAAAGATATAATCTTAGCAGAGCCTTCTAGTTTTTTTAATTCACCAAATGCAAATGAACAAGCAAATGATACATAAAATCTTAAACCCTCTAGTATATTAACTGATACCATTGCAAGGTACATTTTCTTTTTAAGTTCATATAGATCAACCTTATCTGGTGATAGTGTCCATTCATATCCTTTTTTAATTAGATCATCATAAGTTTTAGTTACAGAGGCTGCTCGTTCCTCAATTTTTTGATCTTCTAAAATCATGTCAAAAACGTCTGCCGGATTTGAATATAAATTCTTGATTATGTATGTATAACTTCTACTATGAATTGTTTCCATAAAGTCCCATACTATTATGGCACCCTCTAATTCTGGAAGTGATACAAAAGGTAAAAATGCTAAACATGGACCTCTTCCTTGTACACTGTCTAACATAGTTTGGTATTTTAGATTACTAGTGAAGATAAACTTTTGGCCTTCGGATAAATCCAAATAGTCGTTTCTATCTTTCTGTAAAGATATTTCTTCAGGTCTCCAAAAATAACCAAGTTGTTGTTGAGTAAGTTTATCAAAGATAGGATATTTAAAAGTATCATACCTTTGTACAGATAAATCTTTACCAAAAAACATTTGTTGTTTAGTAGGATTTATTCCTTTTTCTTTATTAAAAACTGATTTACTCATAATTCTCTTTATTTATTAATTTATATTGTACAACTATCACAATTCTCCTCGTCTTCTTGTGGAGTTTCTGTTGTAATTGGTGTATCGTAATCTATGGAGTGTTTAGGCTCTTCAATATCTTTTTTACTATCATAAGTATTTTGATAATAAGATGTTTTCCAACCGTATTTATAAGTTGTTAACAAGTCTTGTGCCATAACAGATACAGGTACTTGATTGTCTTCGTAATTATCTGGATTATATGACCAGTTACCTGATATAGCTTGATCAAAGTACTTTTGCATTACTGCAACTATATTTATATATCCTTCATTACTAGGCATATCCCATAATAAAGTATAAAAATTCTTTAATTTATTATATTCTGGTACTATCTGTTTCAATGTGCCTTTTTTACTTTTCTTAACTGATAAGTGGTCTCTAGGTGGTTCAATGCCGTTTGTTGCATTTGAAACCACACTAGAAGACTCGGAAGGCATTTGGGCTGATAGAGTACTATGTCTTAGCCCAAATTCTTTAATGTCTGCTCGTAATTTGTCCCATTTCATTGAAAGTTTACGAGTTACTAATTCGTCTACTTCTTTTTTGTATGTGTCTATTGGTAATATGCCGTCTGCATATTTTGTTCTATGAAATAGTTCACACTGACCTTTTTCTTGTGCAATCTCATTACTAGATTTTAATAGATAATATTGAAATGCCTCTGATAGTTTATCTACTTCTCTCCAGGCACCTTTTTGTTCGTACTTATAACCTGTTTTTGCCAGATAATGTGCAAGACCAATATAACCTACACCTAATGATCTTCTTGCTTTTGTAGATATCTCGGCCGCTTTTACTGGATATTTTTGATGGTCTATAATTTCTTCTAATGCTCTTACTGTAAGATCGCATAGTTCTTCCAGTTCATCTAGGTTGTTGATTTTACCTACGTTGATTGCTGATAGAATACACAATGCAATCTCTCCTGGACCGTCTATATGTTGTATAGGAGTGGTAGGGAGTGTGATCTCTTGACAAAGATTACTCATTTTAATAGTATCTTTAAACGAGGAGTGTGTATTACAGTGATCTATATTCATTATGTAAATACGACCTGTTTCTGCTCTTTCTTTTAAAAGGTCAAAGAATAAATTTTGTGCATTTATCTTTTTCTTATTAATACTTAATTTCCTTTCTGCTTTTAAATACAATTCATCAAATTCTGGTGTTCCCCATGCCTCATATAATTCAGGCACCTCGTGAGGAGAGAATAGTGTTATTTGTTCTTCATTAATAAATCTTTCATAGAATAATTTACTAATCTGTATTGAATAGTCTAACTTTCTAACTCTGTTATCTTCGGTACCTTTGTTGTTCTTTAAAACAATAATATCTTCTATCTCTTGGTGCCAAATAGGGAAGTGTACAGTTGCTGAGCCTCCTCTAACACCATTTTGAGTGCAACACTTGACCGTTGCTTCAAATTTTTTGAGAAAAGGAATAACGCCTGTATGTTGTACTTCACCTCCTCTGATTCTTGCATTGATTCCACGTATTCGTCCTGCGTTGATTCCAATACCGGCTCTTTGTGCAACGTAATTTCCAACAGCCATGTCACTAGAGAAGATACTAGGTAAAGTATCGTCTGTATCAACAAGTACACAACTAGCATACTGCTTAATAGGAGTCCGAACACCAGCCATAACAGGTGTTGGTATATTAATTTTAAAATTGGATATCGAGTCATAATATTTCTTGACATAGGTCATTCTCCTTGCTTTATCGTAGTTTTGAAAAAGTGTAGCAGCTATCATCATATACATAAATTGTGGAGTTTCATATATTTCTCCACTTGATCTATCTTGTACAAGATACTTATCTATTACTTGTCTTAATCCTGCATATGTAAAGTTGTTATCTCTTTCGTGAGTAATCCAGTTTTGCATTCTGCTAAAATCTTTTTTAGCATATTTGTTTAGGATATCTGGATCGTATACTCCTAATTTAACACATTTCTCTACGTGATCGTAAATATTTGGGTGATCCCATAGTCTACCAATAACTTGTTTTCTTAAACTAAACAATAGTAATCTGGCTGCCACGTATTGGTAGTTTGGATTGTCTAGTGAAATTAAATCTGAAGCAGACTTAATTAAAATTTGTTGTATATCGTTTGTAGTAATACCATCATAGAATTGTAAACCACTGCTCATTTCTACTTGTGAAGCTGATACGCCTTTTATATCTTCACAGGCATACTCAACCATTTCATGTATCTTTTCTATATTAAGTGGTTCTAAACCTCTACCACCTCTCTTTTCAACTTTAATGTTTATATCGTTTGTCATTTAATTTTTTTCCAGTGGTTAAGTTTAGTAAGAGCACTCAATTGTGAATAAGTGTTCTTGTCTATTATATCTTTAATTTGAAGTTTTGTCAAGCCACTAATTATCATGTCATTAATATCTTTTAGTGTTTGTTCTTCAGGCCATATAACGATGTTGAAATCATGTTCAATCATTTTATACATACGATTTATAATTTCTTTGTTTCTTGGCTCGTTGTCAAATATATAGGTTATTTTATTGTTAGGTACTTTGTTTTTTAACTGCAAATCGGCGCCAGCAGCTGCGATACAATTGCTAACGAACAATGAGTCAAATGGACCCTCAACTATATATACATGATTTTGAAAATTTATACGTTCTAAACCGAAAACTTTTTGTTTATTTTCATTTAGTTTTATTGTCAAGTATTTAGGATTTTCTTTTCCTAATGCACGACCTTGAAAGGCAAATAACTCACCAGTTGTATCGTAAAAAGGAATAACAATTCTATGGTGATCATATTGAGTTTTATATGTATTTGGTTTAACTTTGTTAACTAGTTTTTGAAATTCCTCTGCATAATACAACTTTTCATAAAATTCTTCAGGTATCTTTCTCTTATTACAATACTCTTTTGCTATATGATCTTCAGGTAATTCTTTTATTGTTTTTAGTCCTTCTAATATATTAATTTTAAATACAGGTTTTTCAAACTGCCAATCTGGTTTCTTTGTAGATGGTGCTGACCCTTTATATCTTTCTAATAGATACTCTGTATATACTTTAGGGTCTATGAATTTTAAGAAGTTTGCAAAACTTTGACCTTGGCCACAATTATGACATTTAAAAAACATATCATTTTTTACTCTATAAAAATAGGCTCTTGCTTTACTTTTAGATTTTTGAGAATCACCACAATGAGGACAACGGAAGTTAAACAGATAATCTGTCTTTTGCTTAAACTGTTGTAATCGGCCTGATAGTTGGTTGATGAATTTTAGATCAATATAAGACGACATAGTAAATATTACTATACACCATTTATATCAAATAGTCAAGCTTATTTGAGCGACTTTCCAGCGTAAAAAATAGCACCGAGGTTTCCTGCGCTTATTCACGGACCTACTTATTCTAGTCCTGGAGAAGCGATTTTATTTGAAAATGGCAAAGAGTGGTAACATACCTTTTTTGGATACCATTAAAACTGTAATAAATTCAACGGCTATGAAAGCACCTATGATAATCCACTTGTACTTTTCTAATAGACTAATTCTACCACGGAATTCGCCTTTTAGTTCAAGTAACTCTTCCCTTATACGTTTTTCAGATTCCTGTATCTTATCGGAAAGTTCTTTTTCTATACTTATCGTCTCACTGGCTCTTATCTTTAGCTTGGAGAATATCACATCATCTATCTTTTCCTGGTGTTCAATCTTCTCCTCGTGTACGGCCAACATAGATTTAATGTGTGTAGAAACATCTGTTAGTTTGTCAATAGCAGTATCAAGTCTATTTTGAATATTATTAACCTGTTTGACATCTTTGGTTAATTCTGCTAATCGTACTTGAATTTCTGTATTCTCACTCATCAGCTATATTTATAATAGTTGATGTTGTATCTGACTTTATATTTTGTGTACATGTCCATAATAAACACCAACATAAAAAAAACTTTATGAAAGTAAACGTTATCCTTTTTATCAGACAGCCTCCTAGATTGTGTAAATTGATACCTTATTGGATTTGCCCTTAACTTGAACCATATCCAATTTCTTCCAATCGTACTTGTTTCTTATCATTTTGTAAGTATCATAACCTACTATTAAAGTTGTGTCATAATTTTTGCTTATGCCTTCTAATCTACTTGCTAGATTTACGGCGTCACCAAGAACAGAATAATCAAATCTTTGTTTAGAACCCATGTTACCTACAACAGCAGGACCAGAGTTTATTCCTATACCTATATTTATGTGATTGCCTTCCCCAAAATGTTCATTATCATTTAACTCTTTTAAACATTTTATCATTTCTATTGCTGAATCAACTGCAAGTGATCTATGATTAAGTTGATCTAAAGGAGCGTTCCAAAATGCCATAATACAATCACCCATATACTTATCAATTGTTCCATTATTCTTCATTATTATATCTGTCATAGGTGTTAGAAACTTATTAATAACTTTTGTAAGACCTTGTGGATTACTTTGATACTTTTCTGAAATAGGAGTAAAACCTCTTATATCGCAAAATAAAAAAGTCATGTCTTTTGTATCACCTCCTAGTTTTAATAATTCTGGATTGTTTTGTAATTTCTTAACCATTGCTGGTGCTAAGTAGTGTTCAAATTGTTTTTTAATTTGTTGTTTTAATTTAAACTCTAAAATAAATCTATTGAATACGGAATGAAATCCTACGATAGTTATTGTAATTAAAATCCAACTTACATCTACTAACATCAAATGTTTTGTAAAAAAGTAATAACTTAACCATACTGCTATAACATACCAAGATAAAAGTTTTATTCCTATAACCCAATACGGAGCAAATCTAGTCATTAATATGATAACACAACCTAGTAAAAAGGCAACAGCTAATTCTGATATAAAACTAATATCAACTCTTGTTATATTCTTACCATCTAATACAGTTGATAATGTTGAGGCAGTTATCTCATACATATATTTTTCACCTAAAGGAGTTGCCACTATTGAATTTAAACCCTCTGCCGTGGTAGTTATAATAACAGTCTTACCTTTAAACTTGCCAACTTGGTCTAAATCTGCTAGACTGATAGTATCATATTCTTTGTTCCATCTTAACCATATACGGCCATTTGGATCAGTCTTTATTGTAGAGAAACCAGGTACTCTCATAGCGATAATACCACCTTCTCCTGCCTTCACCTGATAGCTTGGAGCGCCAGTGGCCACTCTTATGACCTCTATTGCCATCGCTGGATAGGTCTCATCTCCAATCTTCATAATCAATGGTATTCTTCTTACAACACCATCTATTTCAGGTACTGTGTTTACAACACCAACACCACTTGCCTTTTCACCTAACAATGGTATAGGTCCTAACATACCTGGCCATTCAAACATATAGGCCATAGGATCATTAATTTTAGCAATACCTCTAGGTACGGCATTCTTATTTGTTTGTGTTGTTCCTACTTGTGATATGACCACACCATATTGTAATACCTCTGCTAATTCGTTGTCGCCACCTAATCTATCTTCTTCACTAAATAATATAGGTAATACAATGATACCTACTTCAGCTTCTCGTAGTTTGATAATGACATCAGCAAGTATATCTCGCTTCCAAGGCCATTGTCCATATTTTTCTATGGCCTTTTCATCAATTGTAATAACACCTATATCTTGTGATAGTTCTTTCTTTTCTGATTGAAGAAGTAAATCAAAACCTTTAAGTCTTAATATCTCTTTGACTTGTGGGTCTTTTAAACCTATAAATGTAATAACAAATAAAGTTACAAATGCTATAGTCCAGTGTGTGAATATTTTACTTATCATCTACCTCTGGTTCATCTGCCTCTGGTTTTCTTTTTATACCATCACACTTCTCTCTCACTTCAGCAAACTGGTCGGGTAGTTCTAGGTTTTTATAACGAGAACACATTTTTAACATTTCTAATTGTTGTCTTAACAATGCGTTTTCATTAAACACTTTTCTATATTCTTTTGAACAAGTTGAAGTCAATGGTATTCTTAATCTTACGCCTACTGTTCCTCTATCATCATCATAACCACTTGTTGATGAACCTCTACCAATATTCTCTGTTTGTGAATATTCCATGTAAGGTTCTAAAGTTGGTCCTTGACAATGATTATCATATTGTAAGTAATCGTTTCTTGCGTTAGCAGGTTTAACTAAAATAGCAAATAGAAAAAGTAATACTAATACCAACAAAGTAAATTTATTTGGTGCCATCCTAAGTACCTCCATGTTAATAATCTCCTGTGACTTCTCGTTTGAAGTCTTTAAGGTCATAACCTAAATCTCTTACTGCGTCATTTACTTTGTAATATGAGTTGTCTAACGCCTCTACTTTTGCTCTTGCTTGGGCAATCTCTGTATTAAGAAATGTCACCTCACGGAATAATTCTTCTCTTC